TCATTCTTCGTCCTCCTCGTCGTCATCGACTTTAACAAGATGTTCAAGATCTTCGCTTATATACCCTTTATACTCCCTTATGGCTTCCAATTCCGAGTCACTGAGGTCGTCTATATCCTCTATCTCGATAGTATAATATCTGTCATAATCACCATCGAAGTCTATCTCTCCTGTTCTTCCGTTCTCGTCGTCCTCACTAACGACAGTGCCCACTTCGTCTGCAATATAGGGTTTGCAGAACCTCCCATACTCGTCCCTGTCTTTCGTGAACAAGCGATCTGACAACATGCTACACACATCTGAGAATGTTTCTTCTCCGACAAATTCAATATGACCGGGGTTAAAGAATCTGCCACCTCGGCAAACATGAAATGATAATACCATTGTTCTTTTTGTTTCCATATATAAGTAATTTTATTTATAATCATCTGGACCATACGGGGGTGTAGCACTCCTCGAAGTCTATATTATTCTCGATAGCTGCGCAGGCTAATACCCACGCTTGTTTGCTCGACACATTGGCAATTTTAAAACCATAGCATTCGCAACGGTCATCTATCGTTTTGGCCACATTGGAGGCAAACACATTCAACTTGATTATTTCGTTTAAAAACCGATAGAACGGGTCGAAATGCAATTTATACGAGTTGTTGTTGTTCCAACGCTCATAATTCGCAATCTGTTGTAACTCGTTGGCCAACTTCTGTGCAGCTCTATATTGTTCACTACCTTTCTGTAACATGGCTTTATCTTTTTATGTTATCGTTTCCTTTTTGATTACACTACAAAGATATATCTTTTTATTGTATATACAAAATAATGAAATAAAAATATGCGCGTAGTTAACAACATTTTACAATCAACCCCGACATCAGGCTGGTAGACATCGGGGTTGCTTATTCCCTGTAAGGTATTGGTATTATGATAGATATGCGGTATTATAACAGCATTCGAACGCCCTTATAACGGTATGAGTAGAATCTTCGAATCGATGTCGAATCAGACGTTGAGCTTGTACAGCATCATGTCGGTGTAGGCGGCTTGGAAGTTCACCCGGGCGTTGAATTCAGATTTCACACAGTCCTCGAAGGGGTTGCCCACGCTCTTGTTTCTGCCTATCCAATCGCACAATTCGAGTATGGAGGATTTATTGGAGGTAAAATAGATGAAGGAATGACCGGTAAGAACCGTCAGCACGTCAAGGTAGTCGGAGAGCTTCCAGTACATCGTATAGGTCCCCACCTCGGTGGAGAGATAGGGCGGGTCGACCAGAAACACCGCACCGGGCGTATCCTTGTACTCATTGAACACCTCCCGATAATCCCGAGAGGTGATTACAAGCCCTTCCAAATAATCGGAGCAGTCCGGATAATCGTTTTTGCGGATATTGTTATAGAGGGTGTCTTTCCGCATCTCTGAGACGCTCAGCTTATACTTCATCGAAAACATAATCGAGGCAGAGAGCGTGATGAAATCGACATATCCGTTTTCGCGCTCCTCCCGCTGAATGCGGTCGAATATGCGCTCCCGAATGTCTCCGGTGATCGCCTTGTGCAGAGGAACGGTATTGCCTACGATTTCCCGAATATCGGCGATCAATCGATTGGTGCGCGGTATGTTTTCAAGCCGCTTTCGGTAGTTGTCGAAATCGTTGTACACCACGGTGGCATTCGGCTTGCACCGCTTGGCGATGTGGGAGAGTAGGCCGGAACCTCCGAACAGGTCGACGAATGTGGCATCGTCGGGAAACTGTTTCAGAACTTTTATAAACTCGCGCGCGAACATGCGCTTCTGCCCTACGAACGGGAGCGGGGCCGATAGATACATTTTCTTTTTCATACGTTCAGGTCAAATTTGATATTTTCGTTGCCGGCGAGCAAATCCCGTGTACGGGCGATGTTATTGTCGTAGATGTGCACGTTGCCGAGGTTGAGGGTGACAGATTGCAGGGGCAAATCGATTTGCCGGGACATCAGGTACAGGTGGTATATGTCGGCCGGAAGTCCGAGGTTGGCATCGGAACTGCGCTGGTAGGCTGACAGCACCAGCTCGCCGCCGTCGATTTGAAATTGTACGAGGCTGAGGCACGGGGCTTGATTGGTCTCCGCGTCGGTGGATCCGAGGAACAGCACATAGTTTTTACTGCTGCGCTTTTCCCGGTTGATTTTGGCGATGAGCGGCGGCAGCTTCTCGAAGTAGGAGGGGTAACTGTTCACCAGCGTATGGCCGCAGTAATCCCACCAACTGATACCCGCCTCCCGGTATTTCTCCACACTACGCTCACCGTTCATAAAGAGCCGCAGTTCGTCCCTGAGCTTGCGCCGGGCGATATTATGCCCCTCGAAGATGTCGAGCAGGTCGGACGGAGTCAGCGAGAGCGACTCGTTAAGCAGATAGCGGCTCGGGCCTTTCCTGCCGGTTTGCGTCTTGCCGTCGATGAGGATTCTGTCCAGTAACCGATAATATTTGTTCATGACGTGTCATTTTTTGCCGGCAAAGGTATCGTGCACATGGACTTGTTTCATGCCGGGGCGTTCTCATTCCTCTGCAAGGAGATTGCAGTCCGCTTTGAATCGTCGGATAAGGTCATATACTTTTCGCTCGCATACGCCGTATTTCTCGGCCAGCGCAGCCACGATATAGGAGGTTTTCTCACCATCGGCCAGCAGCCGGTTATAGTCGTTGAACAGGTCGATATATCGGATATCATCGAGACGAATGCCCGCATCGCGACAGAATTTCAATAGTTCCCGGTTTAATTTCAATATCTCAATCACTTTCATTTCCACAAAAAATAGTACATTTGCAATATCTCACTTACATGCGACGTATAAAAAAACACGAGAGTGGCCAAAGGGTATTTGCCCCCGGTCGCGCTCTCGTGGCGTTATGCGTTAATATGTAGGTGAGATGACTATTGACAGGCCGGGGGCTTTCTTTTTTATCCCCGTCCTCTTTCTTGACTTTCCGTGCTTTATTCCTACGTATCCATATTAGTATCCTTTTTCTCGTTAAACACTCGTTCCAGTTCTCTCGCTTCCGCCTCGGGGAGTTCCTCCCAATTTGTCAGGTCGGTTCCGTCCGGAGCACTCACCCGGTCGGTAACGGAAAGGGAGCCTTCTTTTCGGGACACCAACAGATATCCCTCTTTCGCTTTTTTCGTTTGCATGTATCTCTCTATTTACTTTACCCTACGATTATCCAGTTTTTATCCGTGGCGATCTGCCGTTCTTCCTCCGTCAGTTCCTCCGCGCCGGGATTCCCTGTGATGTCGATTTGGCGAGTCGTCCCTCCCGAGAAGTCAGGCAGTAGCTCGAACAGTTCCACCAGTCCTTTTCGCTCGAATCGGCAATATTTGATATTGATATGATTCGCATCGCCTTTTTGGTCGAACGGGCTGTCCGGGTGAAACACCAGCCGGCTTATCGGCACACTGCGGCGGGTATCCGTGCCGGGAAAGCTGACCCTACGCATCTTCGCATACGGGAAATTCACCTCTGTCTGGCGTAGCGAATAACAATATGAGAATATATCCCAGCAGTCCACATTCTCCACATTCTTGCCCAAGTCTCCCGGGAAGTTCTCCACTTCTTCCAACAGGGTACAGCTATTGGCGAATCGGATTATGTTTTTACAATTTGCCAGACTGTCGCCTGCGTAAAACTCTATTCGCCGGATATTCGAATTCGAAATAAAATCGGTCATTTGAGTACATCTGTCGTACATTTTCGGCATGCGCAACACTTCCAAGAACTTCGTGTTGTTCGCTATGCTGCTGATACCGGTACGGTTCGGATTCGAATTGTAATTCGTACTACTCAACTCGCAAGTGCTGAAATCCAACACTTCCCGGTCGATTCTCGAATTACCCAGATACGAGACATTGGCAAAATACCGACAATGTTCAATCCGAAACGGGAAATCGAAATACGAAGCCGGGACAGGGCTTCCGATCAGATATTCCACTCTCGCCTTCTCGTTGTACCTCACCTTTTTGACCGAGTAAATCAAGCCGAAACTTACCGGCTTCCACACTTCGTCGCCCTTCACCCGCACATATTCGAGCAGCGGATGGATATACTCCTCCGATACGGTCACTTGGAATTTCAAACCTTCCCCTATGCAAAGTGCGACGATCCCGTTTCGCCCGTCGATGTCCAATGTATTGTAGCTGTTGTTCCCGTATCGGGAAAATGTGAGTCCGCCATATATACCGGAACTTTTATCTTCCGCCGCGATGTCCACTAACCAGAACTCCCGGCCCCGGCTGTCCGTACGACCTGTTCCCCGAACGAACTTGTGGTGCGAGGCTCTTGCATACCGGTTTAAAATATCTTCGCTCTCGCCGTCTCCCCAGTCCACTTTTCCCTCCACATAGGTTTGGGAAAAACAGATATCGTAATCTCCTTCGTCAAAGCTGTAACAGACGGCCCAGATATGTCCTGCCGGGCAAGATTCCAAATCCGGCCACAAAGGGTCGGGGTGATACGCCGGCATCCGCTCTATGCGCACCTCCACCGGCACACTTACCGTCTCTTTCACCGCGACAGCCTCCGGCACGACGATTTGCTCTTTTACCGCGACGGCATCCGGTACAATTATCCGCTCTTTCACCATCACGTAATTGCACTTCTCCATACCTCACACGATTTTAATGTTCGTCTCGTCCTCACCGCCATACTCCCAGACTCCGCTCGCGAAATCGGAGTCGGTACGGCAATAATGCCTTTCTACGGTAAGGATTCCCTTGCGGAAAGTGTTCGGCTCGAATACGGCTATCAGCTCGCCGTCTCGAAGGACACAATTCACCCGCTTGTCACCCTCCTGCGAGACTTCGCACGTCCGGCCGTATTGATCCCGATAGATGAAGCGGAATTTCAGTCCCTCCACATCGATGGGGGAACCATTCATATCTGAAAACTCCAAACCGGCCTTAATACCTTCCCATGAGTATTTCTCTTCGTACTTTTTGTCACTCATCGCTGCCATCGGATAATGCGTTGAACATTTTTTCCACAAGGCCCTTTGTCTCCTCGACCGTGGAGGTCATGGAATAGACATTCATGTTAAAGCTGCCTTGCCCGACAGTGACATGGCCTTTTTCCACTCCATTCTCCACAATTCGGTAATTGACCGCTTGCAGGTTATCTACCGTTTCCTGTCCGTCGAATTGACGGCTGATGTTCTCGCTGATTTTTACTAACTCAATCATAATGTTTTGTATTTATGGTTAACTGATAATCCCGCTGTCGGGAATGTCGAATGTCACGTTTTTGGATAGGGAGTCGAGTTGTACGCCGGCCTCTCCCGACGAGGAGACCCCATACACGGAACAGGTCAGGTAATAGGTATGGGTTCCCGGTGGAAGGTCCGGATGTGTCGTCCCCAAAGGGATATTCAAAATGAGAATCCCGGTTCCCTTGTATTCGTAATCATAGATTGCGAGGAATCCGGACCCCGAAATGCGGAAGGTGTATTTCTCACCCACCGGAGGATTTCCGTTCGGAAAACTGAAACGCACTTGAAAGTAACTCGAAAGGAAAGTGAAATCCACGATTTTAATCGGGGTATATGTGCTGTTTATCTCGGCTGTCATGGCTATCGATGTGGGTATGGGGAAATAATCCGCCACGGTAATCTGTTTGTCGACACCCGTCCAGTATTCGAACGACTTCTTATCGATAAGGAACAATGTCACCTTCAAATTCGCCCCTATCGAATCGTCCCCCGGAAATGTGTCGCTCTGTCCGACAGGAAGTATCGGCGGAGTAGTACCGTCACTGAAAAACTTGACCTTGAAAGCGGAGTACCACACATTGCCCACCCGCAAGGTGGTTACGGTATTTGTCGAGGTATTTGTCAGCAATCGGGCAAAACTGCTTCCATTTCCATCGGTTGCCAAAATAGCCGGGTAATAATCGCCGATACTCTTGTCGGAGGCCAGCGACAGCCACGACTCGACGGGTACGCCGGTAGGATTCACCGAAGCGTCGTAATAGTTAATGTCGACAAAAAGATACGGCACGTCCGCACTGATTTCGTCAATTTTGCTTCCGGTAAGATTGGGTTCCGCATTGTGGTCGTATCCGTCGAAATCGCTCAGGCGGCAAAAATCCGTCCCCGGATGCGGATACGCCACATAATCGAAAGAGGTATCATGGATAGCGACGATATTCGTGCCGTGCGGTATCGTGGCTTTCAAGCCATAGCGTATGCCTTGATTCTTATCCGTCTCGCTTCCTTCCCATTGATCGATATAGGTAGTGACCCCGCCGGATTGCTGGGGATAGTTTTCGGAAAGCGGTGCGGCCTGCGGATAGCGCACCGGTTTATGACGGCTCCATTTGTTGATACGTCCCGGACGGCCACCCTGCAACAGGGGGCGTTCGAGGGCAACAATGTCGGCCACGTCCCATACCCCGTTTGCCGGGTATATTCCCAGCAGGTTATAGGGGTCGGTTATCGCTACCGGGGCTGCTATCTTGTTTTTATCGATGGCCATACGCTCACTTTCCTCCTTTCCCTTTTAATTCGGACAATTCCTTTTTCAATCGTTCCACCTCTTTTTTAAGGGCTTTAACCAGACGGGCGGTCTCCTGCGTTGCACCGGCGATGGTGTTGATATAGTCGGGCGACAGGTAGTTCAGAGCCCCGTAACCGTCCTCTGTTTCGTAGGCCATCGATGGCAATACCTCTTTCACCTTTTGGTACAACAGTCCCGTATGGGCTTCCCCGTCCACACCGCCCTTGTTACGCTTCCGTGCTTTTTCGGTGTATCGGAAATCGCATACCCTGCCCATCGCCAAGAGCCTGTCGGTATAACTTCGGGTATAGTCGAAATCTCGCTTCAAACGCTCGTCCGAAGTCGTTAGAGCGGTGACCGAGCCTTGTGCCGAAATATTGCCTTGCGACGATATATCCCCTCCGGCCGTGATGTTACCGTCCGATGTGACACTCTCCTTTGACCTTATGTTATTCGTCGCCACAATCCTTCCGGCGGAAATGGAGACAGACTTACTCCCGGTCGAAAGGTTTATACTCGTAGCCCTGATTACATTCGCTCCATCGATGTCTCCCTCCATCGTTATATCCCGGACTCCCGACAGACTTCCGGACACATCGTTCGATCCGTCAAACGGATTTCCCCAAATCGTCCGGATATTTTTAAGCCTGTCGGCGGCGATGGAATCGTTATCCGTCAAGGCGACAGACGGGGTCACCACGGTCAGCTTGCTCACGCCGACTGCCGGCATGGGAGACAACGATATGCTTTCCACACAGTTCTCGCAAGTCCCGTTCAAAGCCCCGTATGTGTTATAGACGAATATGGAGCAGGTCTGGTAATCGGTCTTGGCCGAAACCCAAAAACACACGTGTCCCCCGTACAAGAACACCTTCACGTCACCCAAATCGTCACCGAAATGCGTACCGGCCGTAGCCGTAAACTCGACATCGTTCGGGGCATAATTATACGCCTGTACGATCGTATTGATAATTCGTCGGCTATAATATCCATTTCCGATCAGATGCAACGTCAACATAGCCGCCTCGGCCTCCTCGACTTTCGTGCGAATCAACCACCCGTTTCCGGTGGCTGTCTCATACATGCCGCCCCTTTTATACAGGAAAGCCCCGTTGTCAAGTCCGTTCAACTTTTTCGCATTGTCCGATTCGACCGCACGTCCGACTGTCAGCCCCGTATATGTACCGCTCACGTTGTTTATCTCGGCCAGCGAATAGGTAGGCTTGTTCGGCTGCTGCACCCAATCGTACAGGGTGATGCCTTTGGTGACAACGATACCGAGGGCTGTCTTGCTGACCGCCGTCACCACATTGCCTGTACCTATCGTAGATGCGCCGGCGTTGGCGAGTTTCCAAATCTCGTTGATGGTGTAGGCGTTGAAAGTATCCGTCATCGTGGTGTTGTCGAACACGCCGCCCAGATCGTCGAACCCATGAACGAGCTTGATGAGCCCTCCTCCGCCACCACCGCCCCCTTCGAGGCTGCCGAGACCGAGAGCAGAGAGGCTGCCGGTGGTATAGAGGCTTATCGGTTCCCCGTTTTTCGAGTCGTACACTTTAATGGCCTTATTGGCGGCGTCCCATACCAGCGTCGCCCCGCCGATGGTAACGCTATGGTTGACATCGATGTCGGTCATGGGCACGAGGGGCGTGACATCGAGCAGTTTCCCGCTCTCCGAATTTTCATTAAGCTGAAAGATGTTGAGATAGGCGTCGATGAGTTTGTCGCCGAAGTAGAACGCCCCGAGGTTGGTGTCGATTTTCCCTTTCTTGTCCCACCGGATATTGCCGGCGGCCAGATAGCCCGTGCCGTCCATGCGGATAAGGGCCGTGGCCTCGTTGCCGGCAAGGCTCTCCTTTTCGACGTATTTCCCGGATTCCTCGTCATAGGTAAAGCGGTCCACGGGTTCTCCGCCCGCCCAGTAGGAGATACTGCCGGCTCCCCGGTCGAGACCGCTCACCCCGCTCATGACGACATACTCGCCTTCGGGAGTGCGATAGCCGAGCTGCACGAGACTCGTGGCGATGACACCCCCGTCGATGGCGGTGTCGTTACGGAAGGCTTCTTTGAGGTATTCGCGCTCTTCAAGCGCCTTGTCCAAATCGTCGTAGTGCTCGGTAATGAATTTGCCCTTGATTCGGAGAGTTTTGGTTGTCGAATCGTAGAGCAGATAGGTGCTTTGTTCGGGGACACCGACAGCAAAGTCGCCGAGGACTTTGAGGAAAGCCCGGGCGGTGCTCTTGTCGAATCCCTGACTGACGACCTCCTTGCCCTGCAAGGTGTAGGAGCCGATACCCTGCAACAGCTTGATGCCGGGGGAGTCGATGGCGACGGAGGAGATGATGACGGCGTTCTGTCGCCCGGGCTCCTCGCTGCCGCCCACCACCGGGTCGTACCCCAGCTGGATAAGGGCGTCCCCGGCTACGGGGATATCCGATCCGGTATCGGCATCCGTCTTGGAGAGGTCGACGTAGTTGTCGCCGACCCCGACCACCTTGCGCCAGTAGTAGCGGGGCTTTAATGCCTCCGTCCGGTCGACCGCCCGACAAATCGCCATATCCCCCACGATGAAGTCGTTCTCGGGAGCGACACTCCCGTCGTCCGCATAACAGCGGTAATACGTCTCGAACTCCTCTACCCGGAAAAGGTGGGCGAAGGAGGCAGAGCTGACGATATACTCCCCGGCAATATGGGTGACCCGGTTGACCTGCGTCTCCTGTATCGTCGCTTTCTTGCGGATAAAGATGTTGTCTGCCTCAATATAGGTGTTGCCCTGTTCATCGGTTCTGAACGTTCCGCCGCTTACGAGCGAGGAGTAAACTCCGATGTCCAGCCCTTTCGCGAAGGTGATTTTCTCCTGTGCCGTGTCTTGGCGCAGGCGGCTGAGCGCCTCTTTGAGGGTACGCCGCGCGCTGAACACGTTGTTGTCGGTGGGCAGGGTGTTGTCCCAGCTCCGGATCAGGTCGGGGAAAGAGCCCGACGTGGCCTCCCGCACATAGTTCTCCACGGCGGTGATGTTGTCGTTGATGGTCGTCATCGCGCCGGTGCTCGTGGCGTCGCTGATTTCGAGGTCGACCTGCGAAGGGAGGTTGACCTTGCGGGTAATCTTGGTGATTCGGTTGCTGCGATAGCCCGTCTCCGGAAAATATTTGGCACTTTCGAGCCTCACCCGTCTCCCCACATAGAGGTCGATGGCGTGCTCTTCGATATATACATGGTCGGTCGGCGCCTTGTAACGGCTCACATCGACGGCATTCTCCTCGTTGTATTTGTCGACCGCCTCCTTGAATTCCTGCTCGGCCAGCGGATAGTATTCGTCCGGCATGCGGATATTCCAAAGGATATACTTGTCGCCTGCTTGGGGCGACAAGGTGTCGTTGGGAAGCTGCGTGTCGTCGTCATAGGGCCAGATGGTGATGATCTCGAACTCCCGGGTCTCACTGTCGTAGTTGACCTCGAAGTAATAGGTGTCGTCGGCTTCTTCTCCGAGCCCGGCCAGTTCCGAACCTTCCTGAAAGGATACCCGTTTGACTTGCCGGGCCAGCTCATAATCGTTCGGGTCGAAATCGAGGTCGTCGTCCTTGAAATACCAGATTGTAAAGGGGTTGCCCTCCTCGTCCTTCGTCTCTTCCTTCCGCACCGAGCTCACCGTGCCGATACGCTTGGGGTAAATGCCGGCGAAAGCCTCGGCTTCGTAGTGATGCCATACGCCGTACTTGTCGACGTTCACATCGACGTGTTTCACGCCGCCGGGCAGTTGCAGCCGGGTGTGGCCGTATTTCTCCGGGTCGATGTTGCGGGAACTGCCCACCGGGTAGAGCCGGGTGTAGAACTTGGCGTTGTCGGCCATGTCGCCGCTCAGCGAGAGCAGCCCCTTGCCGTAGGCCAGCGTCACCTCCTCGCCCTGCTCGCAGCGGCAGATATTGACGGTCTGCCCCTCGACCCACCATTCGGCGCGGTGTCCGACCTTCTCGGCCACCTCTTTGAGCGCCTCGTCGCAATATTTTCCGAAATAGTCGATGACGATGTTGTCGGCGCCCTCCACCGTGCCCACCTTCCAGTCGCCGCTACCCATGCCGTTGTTGATACTTTTCACGATCAGGGCGATATGGTCCCTCGGCGGGGCGGTCAGGGTGAAGACCGGCTCGTCGTCCCCGTCCGTGTCGTTGATGACAAGGAAGCGCTTCACCAGACTCTCGATGCCGTAGAGCTTGATATCGTACTTCCATTCGACCGTCGACACTTGCTCGGGGTGATACCGTTCCATGAGCCAGTACTTCCTGCCCATAAACTCGGCATAGTCGTTGACTTCGAGCGCCACGTGTTCGTAGAGCGTGAACGACAGGCTGAGCGCGTTGTCGCCCTGCAATTCCATCTCCTGCGTCGAGTTGTCGTCGCAGGGAACCTGTGTCTTCGCCATGCCGTCGCTGCCGTATATCGTGATCATCTTACTCTTGTTTTAAGGTCGTTTAAATGCTGTTTTAACACCGTTCTATCGACATTCAATTGTCGCTCAAATCGCCGGGTTCGGCTCCCGAAAAGTGACGTAGAAGCGGCTCGCCTGCTTGCCCTCCCGCCAGAGGTAGGTGAGCGGCTCGTAATCGCTCCCCTCCTTGTAGAACACACGAAGGGTCATGTCCAAGTCGGGAAATTCGATGTCGAGCCACCCGTCGTCGCCCTGCTTCAACAGGGTGATGAAGGCCTTGTATTGAGCCAGCCATTTCTCCCGGGTGTCGGCATAGAGGGCGAAACAGAGCTTCACGTCCCGGGCCTGATTCTTCACGTCGAGCGCAGCCGAGTACTTCTCGCCGTTCTCTTCCCGTATATCCACGGCCACATGGGTTTTCGTCTTGGCCGGCGACAGGATCGCCTTCAAGTTGTTGCGGTCGCCCCGCCTTTTCTCGGCCAGAAACACGCCGTACTCCGTCCAGATGTCCGTACCGTTGACGAGCGCTTTCCCGCCCAATATCGCATCCATTGCCATATCTCGTTGATTTTAACAGGTTGTCGTCATTTCATCTTCAAGCCGTCGCGTACAATTTTTTTTATTTCGTCCTTAATCTCGCCCAAATGCTTGGCGCTGGCGCCGGTGTTCTCCTCGATACGCCGCAGGTGGTCCACGGCTGCGCCCATCTGCTCGCTCACGTCCTGCATTCGCTCGTCGATGCTGGCCCAGTGCATCTGGCCGGAGACAAAGAGCCCTTCGAGCTTAGTGCCCTGTTCTTGGCTCATGGCGGCGAACCCGCCCGGTTTCCCGCTCTGTGTCGTTCCGCCGTCGTCCCCGGTATAGCCGGTAGCCTCCGATATGCTGTCGCGAATATGGAGGCCTTTTTTTACAAGTTCCTCCCACTGTTTGTTCAAGTCCTCGATTTCCTCGTCGGTCAGCTCTCCATTGGACATGGCCCTTCCGAAAGTGGCGTACCAATCCTCCATATCCGTTTTAAGCAATTCGTCCAACTTTGTCTTCAACAGGGCGCGCATCAGATACTCGCTCATGTCGTCGGAAAAATCCTCCCAGTCCGACGACATGTCCATCAGCATGTCGATAAAGCTGTCGTACACGCTGTCGAAGGAGACCTGCGTGATACTCTCGTAATAGGCCTGTTCCAACTCCTTCCGCTGTTCGGCGAAAGCGATATAGTCGTCCATATACCGGGCGGCATCCTTGTAGCCCGCATCGGCATAGTCCTTGATTTTCGCATAAAGGTCGGGCGCTTCCCGGGCGACCTTCGCCATCTCCTCGCTCGACAGGTTCCAGAAAGAGGCGGCCTCGCCGATCGTCCTTCCGACCACCTCGCTGATGCGCTGCCAATCGTTACCGCTCATGGCATCGTCTATTTTTTTGTTGGAGGACTTTTTGCCGCCTATGCCCCAAAGCCCGTTGCTGTAAGCGGAGGCGCTCCGCTGTATTTGTTCCCGCGTATGGGCTTCCGCCTCGTCCAGACGGGCCATCTGCTTTTCATAGAGCTCCGTGGCTTGTTGGCCGGAGGAGCCCTTTATCTCCTCGGTCAACGACTCGATGGCGGCGATCAAGGCTTCGTTCGTCAAGCTCAGGCGCTCCATGTCCTCCTCCAAATAGGGGTCGCTGTCCCCGTTCCCCACTAATTTGCCCAAGCCCCCGAACGATAGCGCGTCGAGGATATTGGCCGCTCCTTTCAACAGGGACTCGCCGATTTGTTGGAAAAGCTCCAACGAAAAGATATTGTCGATAATGCCGCTGACGGCGCCGAGCACGGTGTCTGTCAACCCCGCGACGATACCCCCGATACCCTCCGTCGCCAATTCGTCCAAGATGGAGAGTATGGCGGAAATAATGGAGCCGGCCAATCCCGAATTGCCCAAGCCTTCCGCGAGGGCTTGGGTGACGCTGCTGTCCCCGAAGATTTTCTCGAAACCCTCCGCGAGGGAGCCGCCGAGTTTTTCGGTCAGCTTCCCGCCGTTAAACAGCTTGTCGAGTTGCATGACGCCTTGTCCTATGCCTTTCAGGTTCCCCGACGAAAGGTTTCTAAGCCCCGATTCGAGGTTGCGGAACATACCGGCTGCCTGTTCCGAGGACTCCCGGAGGCTGGTAGTGGTGCTCTGCACCTGCGTCCCGAACATCTGCACGTCCTGCGATGCCTTGTCGAGATTCTTCGAGGCCTCTCCCACGTAGAGCTCGGCCGCCTCTATGCTGCGGGCGTCACCGCTTCCCTCGGCCTCTTTCAGCGTTTGCTTGGCACGGGCCAGCTCTTCGGTCGCCTCGATTTCTCGCTGCTGCGCGGCCATGTAGCCCCGCATGGCGTTTTGGTAAGAGACGAGGTCGTCGTTGATTTGCCGGAAAATCTCCCCGTTCCACATCGTCTCCGACTGTTGCAGGCTGGAAATCAAGCCATACAGGGCTTCCATTTCGTCGACGCCGGCGGAGGATTGGAACTCCGGGCTTCGAGCGATCGTTTTCAGGCGGTCGATGGTCGGCTGCACCTGTTCGCGGAACATCACCCCGAAATGGCCGAATACGTTTCCCCAGTCGATTTGCTGCCGGATAGCTGACAGTTCCAGCCGGTTGACGGCCGAGTC